GCCCTATAAATACGGAAAACACCAACTTCCGCATGATGCGAGAGCAAAAACTCTAGCAGCGCAGGGCAAATCGGTTATTGAGCAATTGGCTGAACATCTTGGAATCCAGAACATGGCTATCGTGCCTGATTTGGGCGTACAGGATGGGATTCAAGCAGTAAGACAGTGCCTTCCGATGTGCTGGTTCGACAAGACTAAGTGCGCTGAAGGTTTGGAAGCTCTGAGACAGTACCAGCGGGAATACGACGAAGATAAGAAGGCGTTTAGGAGCAGTCCACGGCATGACTGGACTTCGCATCCCTCAGACGCATTCAGGATGATGGCGGTTGCTTGGAGGCTTGAACCCAAGGTCAAAGCGCCAGACGTTGTGAAACCGTTGATTGTTGGCCCGGAGAACACGGTTACTTTAAATGATATGTGGGCAACTTACCAACCTCCAAGGGGTAGCAGAATATGAGTGGTGTACAACGTGGTTACGGATACCAATACGAAACAGTGGCAGCTAGTCAAACAACGCAAATGTTGGGTGGCTCAGGCGCAGCAGGTGACTATCTGCACCGTCTAATCGTCACAGTCAACACAGCAGCAACGTCCACAGTCACGCTAACTGATGGCGTAACAGCAATCCCGATTGTTCCTGCAAACGTAGGCAGCGGCGTTGGCGTGTTAGACATTGAGTTAAACATGGCTTCTCTCACATCAGGTTGGAAAGTCACGACAGGCGCAGGCGTTACAGTTGTTGCGGTTGGACTATTCAGCTAAGAGGTTCTAAATGGAAGCTCTGACAGGCATTCAAAAGTATCTGAACATCATTGCTCAATACGACAATGAGTTCAAGAAGTGGGAAGCTCGCACTCAAAAGATAGTTAAACGCTATCGTGATGACAACCGCAACCAGAACACAAATGAGACTGCAAAGTTCAACATTCTGTGGTCTAACGTACAGACGCTTATTCCTGCTGTCTACGCTCGGTTGCCCAAGGCTTCGGTAAATCGTCGCTTTGGTGACAATGACCCGGTTGGACGTGTTGCATCACAGCTTATTGAACGCTCGTTAGACTTCGAAATTGAGCATTATTCTGACTTCCGTAGCGCAATGCGTCACGCTGTCGAGGATAGATTCCTTGGTGGGCGTGGTGTCGCATGGGTACGCTACGAGCCGCACGTTGTCGCTCAAGATATGCCAGAGGATGGCTATCAGATTACTGAAGACGTAGACAAAGAAACTGGTACGGGTAACGAGGGGAATGTCAGCACGCTCGATGGCGGCGCTGGCATGGAAGCCGAACCACAGGAAGAAATCGAGTACGAGTGCGCTCCTACGGATTACGTCCATTGGAAAGACTTTGGACACTCAATTGCTCGCACATGGGAAGAAGTAACCCAAGTCTGGCGTTGGGTGTACATGACTCGTGAAGCGCTGATTGAGCGATTTGGCGAGGAAGTGGGTAACAAGATACCGCTGGATGCAGGGCCAGAGACCAACAAACAGTACGGTCAAAACAACCGTGACTTTACACGAGCAAAAATCTGTGAATTGTGGGACTTGGAGACGGAAAAAGTCTACTGGTTAAGCAAAAACGTAGGTCAAATCATTGATGAGCGTGATGACCCACTAGGATTAGAGGGATTCTTCCCTTGTGCCAAGCCGCTGTACGCAACAATGACGAGCGATACGCTTATCCCTGTTGCTGACTTTGTGCTGTATCAAGATCAAGCGCAAGAGCTAGACATTCTGACAGACAGGATTGACGGTTTAGTCAAAGCGCTGCGTATTCGTGGCGTGTATGACGCATCACAACCAGCTTTGCAGCGGCTGCTTACCGAAGGTGACAACAATACGTTGATCCCTGTGGATAAGTGGATGGGCTTTAGCGAAAAAGGCGGTCTAAAAGGCTCAATTGACATTCTTCCAATTGACCAGATTGCAGGCGCATTGATTCAATGTTATCGGGCACGAGACGAGATCAAAGGACAAATCTATGAAATCACGGGTATTTCAGACATTGTTCGTGGTCAAACTTCGGCAAGCGAAACAGCGACAGCACAGCAAATCAAAGGACAGTACGCAGGTCTACGACTTCGCTCAATGCAAGAAGACGTGGCACTTTTCGCCTCAGAGCTAATCCGTCTCAAAGCGCAGATTATTTGCTCTAAGTTCCAACCACAGACAATCGTCCAGTACGCTGCTGCGGAACAGATGAGCGATGCTGACAAACAGCTCGTTCCTCAAGCGCTAATGCTGATTAAAGACAAAGTGTTGCGTAACTTCAGGATTGAAGTCGCAGCAGACAGTCTTGTGCAGATTGATGAAAACCAGAACAAGCGTGACAGGGTTGAATTCCTGCAAGCAATGGGTGGCTTCTTGTCGCAGGCGTTGCCAATGGGTCAACAAGCACCTGAGCTTGTGCCTATGCTTGTGGATATGGTCAAGTTTGGTATGTCTGCATATAAGCAGGCAGAACCGATTGAGGGCACGATAGATCAAGCGCTTGAGCAAATGAAGCAGAAGCAAGCGATGGCAGCACAACAGCCGCCACAGCCTGATCCTGAGATGTTCAAGATGCAACTTGAGCAACAGCGTGAGCAAGCTAGAACTGAGGCTGATATGCAAATCGAGCAAATCAAGATGCAAAGCGATGCTACGCTTGAGAAGCAGAAACAGGACTTTGAAGCATGGAAAGTTCAGTTTGAGGCGCAGAACAAAATCAACTTAGCTAGGATTGCGGCAAACCCTGGCGTTGACGTGCCATTACTTGAAGCTCAAGAGCTACAGTCTAAGCAGATGGTTCAACAGCTCGCTGGTAGCTTGAACGATGCGCTTAACAAGATGGCTGAATTGCATCAAAATATGCTTCAGATGCAGGCGCAGACAATTAGCCAGATTGAAGGTGTGAAGAACGCCGCAGCAGCACCTAAACGTGTCATTCGTGGCGCAGACGGTAAGGTTGTTGGTGTTGAGGTTGTGCAATGACGCTCTATTACTCGAACGCTACACGCCACGCTCAAAATGAGGGGTTAATCACCTATGCTGGAACGAATACGCAATTCAATCTCTACAGCGGTACACAACCTGCAAATGCTAATACAGCGATTACTACGCAGGTTCTTCTCGTAAGTATGCCGATTGCAGGCGTGTTCGGTACTGACACGGATGGGACGCTAACACTAGGGGCGGTAACGCAGACAAACGCATCAGCATCAGGCACTGCGAGTTTTTTTCGCATATTTAAGTCTGATGGCACGACTGTCGTAATGGATGGTTCTGTAGGTGTGTCTAGCGCAGATTTAATATTAAACACTGTTGACATTGCTGCTGGTCAAAGCGTCGATATCACAGCAGGAACGATTATTCGAGGCAACTCATGACAGTTACCGTAAAGCACCCATTTGTAAGCACAGTTCCTGATTCTGCGGACACGAGCTTAGTTCGTCCTAGTAACTGGAACGCTGACCATACTATCGTTGGTCTTGGCACAGCAGCAGAGCTAAACGCAGGTGTTGCAAACGGTGTTGCTACGCTTGACGGTGGCGGCACAGTACCGCTTAGTCAGATTCCCGCCTCGATTCAAGGCACATTGAGCTATCAAGGCACATGGAACGCATCAACCAACACGCCTACCCTAGCCTCTGGTGTCGGCACAAAAGGCTATTACTACGTTGTGAGCGTTGCTGGTTCTACCAACTTAGACGGAATCACTGACTGGAACGTCGGTGATATGGCTGTCTATAGCGGCACAGCTTGGCAGCAGATTGACAACACAGATGCGGTGACCTCTGTAAACGGCTACACAGGCACAGTCGTACTAAATGCTACTGATGTTGGCGCTTTAGCAACGATTACAAGCTCAGACGGAAGTATTGACGTATCGACTGTAGGTACAGCGGTTGATTTGACGGTTTCTATCAATTCACCAGCTTCAACTTTAATTGGTCAAGTTAGAAACGAAACTGGCGCAACGCTTACACGAGGAACAGTCGTATACATTAGCGGCGCAGCAGGCAATAAAGCGCTAGTATCAAAAGCATTAGCAACAAGCGATGCTACATCTGCACAAACTTACGGCGTGATTACCGCTGATATTTCAAACAATCAAAACGGTTATGCAACAATTGCTGGTTCGCTTGGCAATTTAAATACAAGCGCTTATACAGACGGGACGCAGCTTTACCTAAGTTCAACAACGGCTGGAACATGGACTTCAACAAAACAGTACGCTCCAAATCATCTTGTTTATGTCGGTGTAGTAACCCGTAGCCATGTGAACCAAGGCACAATTGAAGTCAAAATCCAAAACGGATACGAAATGGACGAACTCCATAACGTATCTGCACAAACCCCGTCAAACGGTAACGTGCTTATTTGGAACAATTCAACGCAATTATGGGAATCTGCTGGAATTACAGCAGGAACAGGCATTTCTGTCACTAACGGCGCAGGGTCAATCACGGTTGCAAATACTGGCGTGACATCTGTAAGCGGAACTGCACCTGTTGTATCAAGCGGTGGAGCAACGCCAACCATTTCAATGGCTGCGGCAAGCGCATCTGCAAACGGTTATTTGACATCAACTGATTGGTCTACGTTTAACAGCAAACAACCTGCTGGAACTTATGTTACATCGGTCGGCGCAACTAGCCCAATTACAAGCACAGGTGGCACAACGCCTACGCTTGCAATGCCTGCTGCGACTAGCTCAGTCAATGGCTATCTGACAAGCACAGACTGGACAACCTTTAACAATAAAGGCTCAGGGTCTGTCACTAGCGTTGCTGCGTCTGTACCGTCATTTTTAAGCGTATCAGGCTCGCCAATTACCAGTTCTGGCACACTAGCCATTACTTATTCAGGCACAGCGCTTCCTATTGCAAACGGTGGTACAGGAGCTACAACCAGACAAAATGCAATGGATGCGTTGGCTGGAGCGGTAACTGCTGGGCAATATTTACGAGGCAACGGTACTGACGTTGTAATGTCAGCAATTCAAGCCGCTGATGTGCCTACGCTAAATCAAAACACAACTGGAACTGCTGCCAACGTCACAGGCGTTGTAACTGCTGCAAACGGTGGAACGGGTTTAAGCGCAGTCGGCACAACAGGAAACGTATTAACGTCTAACGGCACAGCATGGGTGAGTTCAGCGCCTGTAAGCAGCAACATTACAGCTCGTGGCTTGTTTGAGAACGCCAACACAATCTCTGCAAACTACACAATTGGCACAAACAACAACGCTATTAGCGCAGGGCCAATTACCGTAGCGTCAGGTGTCACAGTCACAGTCCCATCCGGAAGCGTTTGGACTATCGTATGACAGCAGCTTTTCAGCTTAATGCGTTTCAACCTAATGCCTTTCAGGTGTTGGTCGTTACTGGCGTACTAAGCGCTACAGATCAAAACGACACAGGCGCATTTGCAGGCACAGTCGGTGGGGTTGTGCCAGTCATCGAAATTGATATGCACGATGGCGATAACAAGCGCAAAGAGCAACGAGAAAAAGAAGCAGCAAAAGCTAAAAAACGCAGGGATGAAGTCGTTGCGCTATTTGAGCATTTAGTCGAGGGTAAACCCTTGGTCGCAGAAGAAATAGCCGCACCCTTCATTAAGGAAGCTACAATAAGCGAACTAAAGTCAATAGATTTTATCAATACTGTTGACTTTGATGCGTTGATGGCTGACTTAGCAAGAGTTCAGCAAATCTATGACGCTTACATTGAAATGGACGATGAGGAGGTTCTTGCTCTGCTATGAGAAAGACTTACGTTTACGTTGATGGCAAGTTGGTCGAGAAAGGCTCTGACGAACACTTGGACAAGCTATACGGCCCTTTCGTGATGCCTGACATTCAGCCCTATAAGTCAATGATTGATGGCTCAATGATTACAAGCCGCTCAAGACACCGTGAACACCTGCAACAACATGGCTGCATTGAGGTGGGCAACGAGAAAATGGAAACCAAATACACGCCCCCGAACCGTGAAAGCCGACGGGAAGTGCTGCGCCAACAGCTTGGCAACATGACGCACAAAGAAGCGCAACAGATTTTGACCCAAATACGCAGAAAATTTACTTGAG